AGATTGAAGTTCTCAGTATAATTGCCAAGCTGAACAGGTAAGTTGCGTAGTAAACATTCTGGCTCTACACGACCTGTCTTTATATTCCAAAGATCTAACCACTGACCTTCCATGATTTTGGTGCAGTCACTGCCACCAATGAAACCTTTACGTTCCATGTTACGTTCTCCTTTTTTTATTTTAATACCCTACCACAATGGGTAGGGTTTTGCTTTATGACGTTACGTCACTTTTTATTTTATCATGCTGATCGATAAGCTGTTTCAGCATAGCTTCGGCTGCTTGTTCGCTATATGTGTGGCGAAGCAGCCTAGCGTATGCTGTTCGATGTGGATCTAGATCAGCTTCACTGAGTAGATTTTTGTCAATCATTTCAAGGGCTTCTCTACCCCATAAATAATTATGACCAACTGAGTCTCGATCTTTGATACGTTGAGCCATAATCTTGAGCGTGTCAGGAGACCAGCCTTTGCTGGCCTCTCTTTGTTTCTGACGATCTTCAGCATAGATCTCACGCGATGAGCGGTTCAAACTTTGAGACCACACATCACTGCTTACAGCACGTTTGAATGATTTCATTGAGCAATCCAGTATTCTTTGATACGTTTACCATTTTCCAGCTTGATCCATTGGCTTTCAATCGCAACACCTTTTTCTTTGATGTCACAAATTCTTCTTGGTAAACACATACACCCAAACTTATTGAGTGCATCCAAACCAGTGATAGAGTTTCCATCTTCAAGAAACTGTCTGATCATCCTGTTCTGTGATTCTGTCTGTATCATAGTCGTTCTCCATTAATTGTTGAAATGTTTCACCAGTCATAATGACCAGCGTTTGCGGAGTTCCCCTCCGTCTTTTATAGAATGCAATATCTCTGCCCTCTAATACTTTGAATGGGCTAGGGAAGGATGCTGTATCACGATACTTTACCTCCCCTACCATTTCAAGTCCTTTGATTTCGAGCTTGATGTCGCCAGCATACTCTCCTCCCAAACTTCCTGAGAGGGGCTGACGTTTCGCTTTGATCTGCGTTTTGATTTTGTTGAGCCAATCGACGAACCACTTTTCGTGGTACGTTCCTTTGCTCTTGTTACGGTTTGCCATCTGTCCTCCTCATAGCAATTTAGACAAACATACCAGTGCTTTTGTGTGGATCTACCACTATTATTTTTGAGTATAGCAACAAACCATTCAGTACTATTTTCGCAACTGACGCACGTTATCCTTACTCTTTTTTTTCTTGACCTCGATGTCATATCCTAATGCCTCTAACCAACACATAAGAAAGAAACCAGACGGCACTCTCTTGTGCTGCTCCCATTTGTGAATCAAAGATTCGGTACAGCCTATGATGTTTGCCAGTTGTGGCTGGCTTAATCTTTGTTCATGCCTCGCTTCAATGAGCATCTCAATCATCTCATTGTAGTTGTGAGACAGTCTTGTGTTAGGCAATTAGAAATTAATATCCTCTTCCTCATAATGAATACCAATACCTTGGCACTCTTCACAAACTTCAGTTGCACTATCTATACATCCAACATCCCTGTCAAATCCGTGGGGTCTGGGTACATCATACTCAATGTACCCATCACCACCACATTCTTTGCAGGGTTTAGTAGGGGATCTCGTCATCGATGTCATTACTACTCTCCGCAAATACTTGAGCGTTATGTATTTCAGCAATCTGTTCGACTGCGTGTTCTTCCCACACATTGGTAGCACGATTTACCCATTTGTCACGATCAAATCTTGGGTTGGTTTTTGCAAGTTCGTCAGCAATCTTCTCGATTCCTGTCGGCCAATGCAAATGTGGTGTAATTTTATCAGCAAGAAACTCAAAGTCTCTGCGTGTAAACTTAGGTCTAGCCATCAGTCTTTCCTTTCATAATAATGTCTGCTTGTCTGTCTCTATCGAGACTTTCAATTACAGACTCCAAACCAGCCACACGTTCAGTCAGAAGCTGAATCCAAGTGCTAGCTTGTTGTTTACTCAATGGTAATGTGACAGTGAAAGCAGCATCTTTTGCTTTCGAAATCATTTCACCATGCTCTTTAACTTCAGCTTCAATCTGTAGCTTGAAAGCTTGGTCAGCTAAGAAGTTAAGTTTCCACAACTGCTTAGCAGTTGCTGCTTGTTTATCTAAATCAAACATCAGTCCATCCTTGTTAAATAATGTTCACCAGCTGTTGGTATTCCCATAACTGAGTAGGGATAAAAATAAACTGATCCCTCCGCAGTTTCCCATGTCATAAATGGATGCATGGGTGGATCTTCTGGGTGACGAAGAATACCTTTGCTATCGATCTCACCTTGAAATCTTCTTCCCTTGATACCTAAACCAGCACGAGCTTCGTATTGAGTATCAAGATGATCGAAGAGAGTTACGTCAACCCCCATTGCTTTACGCAAGTTCCATTCTACAATCCATATTGGAATGAAGCCACCCCAAGCCATCAAGTAGTCAGTTGACTCAGGGTATCTCTTTTTATCAAATGTTATTTCCATTTTGTTTACCTTTCATTGATCTGTTAGATTTCGATTTTGCCACAAAGTCAGGGGCAAAACCCACACATAACACCCCCAACCGAAGGTGCATTATCCGACTGCGACCATGCCTGAGCTTGCGAAGAATAGCATGGCGCACTATTTTTACTAACGTAAAAAAAGGGTAGAGCCGTGTGACTCTACCCTGTTAGTTATCAAGCTTTCTTCTTCTTCTTGACTGGCTCTACGAGGTCGTTTGCGACCTCTTGCGTGACGCCTAGAGCCGCGTCCATATCTAGAATCTCTTGAGGTATGTCGACCTCAGTAGAAGGTACGTTCTGAGTGTTGTATGCATAGCCAACAGGTGCACCGTATGGTGTGTACCATTCTCCTTGGTCGGCATACCAAAGATCTTGTAGATCTTTGTACATCTCATCAAGAGCTTCATGTTTGAAAGTAGCCGCTTGTGATGCTCCGAACGATCCTCTTAATCTCTGCATTCCGATCTCTGTACCATCGTACATTACTCGATCTGCCTCATAGCGGCTCTTCTTGTTCTGAGCGTTAACCTCCGAATCGATGCCATTCTTGCCACCATATCGTAGGAAGTAGAGTCCATCGAGAAGCTTTTCCATCAGTACCTTACGTGCGAATGTCATCTCATCATGTGGCAAGAAGTCCTTCGATTCGTAATCAAAACGGTCATACTCAAAGCTTAGTTCTTTAATCATAGTTGCGATAGTCATAATAAATCTCCTTTTAGTTTCTATCGTTTCATACACGGTCTTTTGTGTATAAGGATTATCAAGGCTCACGAATCTGATTAATGCAAGGATCGCTAGACCAGCTGCGCTGGCGAACGGCTCGTCACGTCATCCACGTATGACGTAACGAACGGATCGTCCTTTCATTAATCTGATTCGTATGCCCAACTGGAAGTTATCATTAGAAGATTGTGTGTGAGAGATAGATACATGATCACTGAGTGTGTCTATCCCCTGTCACTATAGCTTACTCCGGTGGCCGATGGGACAAGCGAGCCTTGCCTAAGCAAGGTCGTTCCCCCATCGAGCCGCCCAAGCTAGATATAGATGGGATAGACCCATCGAAGGGATCATCGTGTCTGCACTCCTTAGGGAGTGTAGAGTGTGCAGACACTTGGCGAATTAGGTGTCAATCACCTAAGTCGGCAATGACCCTACGTCACTACAAGTGTGACGTAACGTCATTACTTGACAGAGCTACCTGTTTTGGTGTCGTAATGGGGGGAGAGAGGGAGAGGGGGGTTACTGAAGGGACACAATGTCAGATATTATTAATAAGAGATTAACACCAAAACAAACGGCTCTGGTTGATACACTCGTAGCAAGAGGTTGCTCTATCACTGAGGCCGCTAAAGAAGCAGGTTATGCTAATGGTGAATCTGGTAGAGTGACTGCTAGCAAGGCTTTAAAGCAACCTCATGTGCAACAGTATATGATGCAGTGTGTTAGTGATCAATTGGGTATGAATGCTACGGTTGCAGCCGCAAGGGTAATGAGACTAGCGGTTGGAGCAAAAAGTGAGTATGTCCAACTAGAGGCGTCTAAGGATATCCTTGACCGTGCTGGATTCAAACCGATTGATCGATCCCA